ATGATGGGTCCAGAATGTCTAGCGTTATTACTAACTTTCATTGGGTTAATCATATTATTCTGCTGGCCTATTATATTTGGGCTATATATCATACTCATTTTATCAATACTCCTTCACCATTGTCATTATTCCTCTGTAAACCATTTCTGGGTCTGATTTGGCAGATACGATGTATTTGAAACAAGGTATCCCTTTATCTTGAAGTCGTTGCATACCGAGCCGGAACGGTTTAAAAATTGGGTGTTTGTCAATAGGCCCGTCGTGTTCATATTTATCCTTCCATAAATCGTACTTGTTAGCCCATATCCCTACTGCTATTGGGAAATCCTTGTCCTTCTTCCTTTTAGTCTTATTCTTTTTTAATCGCCAATAATCATCACATATAGTATCTATTAAGAACTGCCAAGATAACTGATGTTCTAAATTATATGCTTCTGATAAGTGCCTATCATCTATCATAAATATAATGTATTTGACTTTTCTATTTCGCATATCTTCTTTCCAAGAATCCCAATAGTAAGATTGCCCACCTACATCAGCAGTTCTTAAAGTTCTAGAATCTTTATCTATTTTTACTACCTTTCTACTGGCTCTCTGTAATCCTACAGTCCTTTCTTTAACTACAGGAACTTCCCCTCTAGTTCTTAATTGACTATGTAAAGTAGTTTTACCCACTTTGCTAGAACCATAAACTCCAAAATTAATGGCGTGTATTCTTCTATAGGCAGCCATTGCCGCTTCTGCAACTAATATAGAAAAGCCCGTTAGTAGCGTAGCCATACTCTAATCCCATCCGACAAACTCCTTAATATTATCAATAGCAGTTCCTATCAAATCTATACCTAATGCACCCATTATATTACCTATTAAAAAAGTCGCTACTGCGGTTACGGTTCCCCATATCCAAAATCTAATTTTAATAAAAAATACATCAGCAGAGTGCGCCCTCGACAAATCATATGCCAAAGATTGTTCGTCTACTCCTAAGAGTCTATCTAACAAAAGGAATCACCCTCATTCTAAAGCCTGTAAAAATGACTCAGATACTTCATCATATCCTTGTTGGGGCTGACTACTATAGTAACCAAAGTTTCGCCCCTTCATTGATTCACGAATTTTTTGCTTCTGTTGTTCATCTCTATTCTTCTTTTCCCAATACATTTCTATTTTACGATTTAATAACCACATTTCAAATCTTTCATTAACTATCATATCAAAAATAGACTTCTGCATCATAATAACTCCAACGGTAATTAATCCAAATAACATTGCGTGAGTTACCGCACTAAATGGTAACTGCCATCCGTAGACTGAATAGAAGTAAACATTAGTTCCTGCCATTGCTCCTACATACATTATAGTCATTATTAGTCGTGTGTCTTTATCTATTGCTGCCATATACATTCCTCTTTTTAATTAAACTCCACAGTAAAGGTTGTGCCAGTTCCTGCAACATCAGTTATATCTGCAAACAACCCAGTTCTAAAGATTACACCATGCATATCTGATTCAGCATAAGCGGCACCTTTAGAAGCCAAACCAACATATAGTAATCCTATCATGTTAGCATCGTTACATGCTCCCTGTGATAAACAGTCATGTAAAGTTACATAACCAGTATCTGTTCCTGTGGAATATCCATGAACGCTGATTAATTTACCAGCCCCTGTAAAAATAAGAGTATCCGCACTAATTGCCCCGCTACTTCTGCATCCACCAATTCCTGCCATACACTTTCCTCCTATCTATTATTAATTAAAGGTCACTAAGAATTTAGTAGCCGTACCAGTTACATGAGTAACATCTGCGAATATTCCATGTTGAAATCTAACACCATGTAAATCTGCTTCAGCATAATTACCACCACTAGCAGTAGTACCAACATATAATACACCAATAGTATTAGCCGCAGTTTTTGCTCCAGAAGTTAAACAATCATGTATAACTACATAACCAGTATTATCAACTGGGCCAGTAGTAACAGCAGAGAATCCCGTAATACTGATTAGTTTACCTGAACCAGTATAAAGTAGAGCATCTGCCGTAAATGCGCCAGTACTTCTACAACCACCAATACCAGTCATTTTAGAACCTCTCGTTAAAATGGCCTAAGCCCTTTAACTGTATAAGTCTACTCATCAGAGGAAGAATCAACAATATTGGTTTCTTCAACTACTGGTTCTTCTACAATTATCTCTTCGACAACCACTTCTTCCTTTTTAGGTTTTACACCTTTAAGAGTACTCTTTACTGCCTCAGTTGCCTTTTTAGTTAGAGTCTTCTTAGGTTTAATTCCTTTAGGAAGAATCCTATCTTTAACTGTAGTTTTATCGACACTTAGTTTCTTAGACATATTTTCTAATACTGATTCATCCATATCTTTGAAATCACCATCTTCAAAATCTACTTTAATATTATGAGAATCCATATACAACATAGCATTGTGAGTAGATATTTCAGTAGGAACGCCCACTTCTAGAAGTACTCCTTCTATAGTGGTAAAGGTTCCACCTGCTTGTGAAGTTGGCTCTAATAGAGTAGCCTTAGCCATCTAAGAACACCTCAAATGTTTCCGAATGCTTTTAATCTAATACTACCTAGCGTCTGCGCCAAAACAGCGGCGATATCTGCACCACCAACAAGAGAAGCACCTAAGAGTGTACTATTGTTGTCAGCATTGGTGTTAAAAGCATAAAGATAAACATGTTGTCCGTTATCTCTAGGAGCGGTTATTACATACCTTTCTTGTAATTTTTCCTGACCAACTATCTCTACATGAGTGAAACTAGAAAGTCCAAATGAACTAGCCAAAATCTTTTCTCCAGCGTGGGTCACAACTTCTCCGCCACCAGTATCAGCAGTTATTGCTGTATCCGCTTGAACTTCAATGACGGTATCGTTAGTTTCAAAAGCCTTAATCTGTAGCAAATGTGCATCGTTAGCACCTGCTGAACCGACTATAGTAAAGTAATCACCCACTACAAATCCATCATCAACGAAAGAACCAGAGGCTCTTGTTAATTTCTCATTCGTAGTAGCGTCAATATTTACAGATACGCTAGCAGGTGAACCCATTCGGTAAAGAGTTGTCGCCATATCTCCTACAGCCACATATTCATCTCCCACCACCGATGGGCGGGTTTGTCCCTTATGGTCAGCGACCAATGTTATAGTATGAGTCAACTAAATCACCTCAGAATAAGTTGGTAATCTTACCTTGTCCCTTGAAGAAAGTACATCCAGTCTCTCCCATTGTTCGGTAAAGACCTCTGTTTCCTAGAACACCTACACCGAATGGGTTTCCGTGAGAAATACCATCCTCGAAGTATTGTGTTGGCTTCATAGTAGCAAACCATAGATGGTCTGTATCTAGTAAGAGCATATCAGATAGTTTAGTTCCAGTGTAACCACCAGTTGTAGGCATATCCTTTGCAGGAATTAGTGGGATATCGTAGTATGTTGCAACACGGAATCCTACTTCAGCACCCTTTACACCTTTAACACCATTATGAGTTGGCATAACTTCCTTAGAATCCATGAATCTCTCTTGACTTTGTAGCAAATCAGACAATGCTTGAATGGTATCATATCCAGTTAGGATAACCTTTGGAGTTCCACCGTTCAATCGTAGACTCTGAATTGTTGAGTTAATTGTGCTTAGAGTAAATTGTCGTCCAGCAGTAGCATAACTTCCACCGAAGTTAACTTCAGCATCTAGGTAAGAAGCCGCACTACGGGTTGCTCCGTAAAGAATCTTAGCATCATCATCAGTTGTTGCATAGTTTGTTGTTCCACCAAGAGCAGAAACGTTGTGAATACCAACTGTATCTGATAATTCAGTGAATGAACTTACAATCTTCATTAATGATGTGTAGTTTTCTCTAATTCTTCCGCTAGATGTATCAGCACCTAAACTGTCATACACTTCAAGAGGCATAACTAGCATCTTTGATTGCGATTCAGCGTGGTGCTTACCCATATCTTCACGGATAAGTTTCCTTAAGTCACCAATACCGTCATCAATCTTTGCCATCTCAGAAGCAAGTTCAGAATAATCGAACATGTGAGCAACAATCTTTGGATTCATATATAGAGTTGCATACTCAGGAGCCATTGCTTCTAATTGTGTACTATCTAATGCTTCATTTTCTCCAACGCCACCAATTAAGTCACCATCTGGAGAAGCATTACCTTGAGCATTACCAGTTGTAGTGTTAACTGAGAATGCTGCTCCACTTCCACCTTGAGGTCGTGCAGTCATTACTCTCCATCCACTTGATGTGTATGGCCTCTTTGGTAGAATAGCCAAAGGATTAATTTCTTGGTTAATCATAGCCCAAACTTTTTGACCGTAAACCATGTTGTAAAGAGCAGTTAGGTTAGATGCAGCAGTTCCGTTTAAGGTTAAAGCGTCACCACTAGAACCAGCGAATCCACTACCTATTGAACCAACTACTCCAGCAGCCTTCAATAGATTTCCATTTGAGCCGCCACCATAGGTAGCCATCTCTAAGTCTCTCATTGTGTTAATGTATTTTGTCATCTTCTTCATCTCCATTTATTTTAAGGGGTTTAAAGTTGACCCTCCAACTTTTCTACAAGAGCGTTAATATCGCTCCAGTCCATCTTAGAGATTTCTTCTCCATTAGGAAGGTTTAGTTCAGCAACTGCTTCTTCTTGCTTACGGATAACAGTTTCTTGTTCGTCCTTAAGAGAAGTCAATAGGTCACTAAATTGTTTCTTTAGTTCAGCGACTTCTGATTTAGCATCATAGTTAGACTTTTCAATTTCTTCTGTCTTAGCAACCATTTCTGCATTGAATCTGTCTTGGAATCCATTTTTAACTGAATCGAAAGCCATCTTTTCTAGTTGTTCTGCTTTGAATTCAGCGTAAGCCTTCTCCAAGTTTTCAGCAGATAAGTCTAGAGTAGATTGCTCTTCGTACTTAGCCATGTATTTTCCATCGAGTTGTGGGTGAGAGTCATCAACATAGTCACCAGCGTTACCGGCTTCAACCTGACCTGTTGCCAAATCTGGTTTTGATTTCATCTCTGTATCCATCATCTCTGCTTCTTCTTTAGGCATGTTGGGATTCATATTCTCAACATCCTCTTCTGTGTCCATATATTCGTTCTTTTCCTCTTCGGTCATGTTAATTTCCCCGTTGGATGATTCAGCAGTTTTCTCTATGTTCTTTATAGGGTTTTCTATAGATTCTTTGTTTAAATCAGTAGAATCCTTATTTTCGTTCTTCTCTAAAACATCATTTAATGCATTCAGAGCCTTTTCAATCTCATTCATTTCTTTTTCACCTTTCTCCATTTTTAAGATGTCAAACTTTGCTTCAGGGTTAATACCCTTTTCACAAATAGTGACTTCGTGGAGTTCTAGTTTGGAGATTTCATTATACTCTCCATATTCTTTATGGTCTTTCTTTTTCTTTTCTAATGCTTGACCACCAATACTAAAGGAACGAAGAGAACCATCTCTTATCTCTCTCCCAACTTCTTTAGCCTTTTCAATATCCTCTCTCATTTTAATAACTACAAAGAAACCAACATCATCAACATTAGTCTTCCATAGTTTACCATTTTTATCTCGATATTCAGGAATAACTTCCCCTACTTGAACATTAGAATGATTAGTCATTACATTTCTAAACTTGGTGACTTTCATATATTTACCAACGGCTTCATTCAAAGCCTCTAAAGTTATTAAGTCGTTTTGTTTATCCACCATCTCAATAGAAGCATAACCACCAATAACTAAATCCTTAGATTTAAGAATAGTAAATGGGTCATGTCTTATTGCACTAACTGATTGCATAACAGCAGAACTCATGATAAACCGTTTCATAGGTTAACTATATTAATTGTTCCTAATCTGTAATTTGGCGAATTTATCTTTAGTTATATCCCAAACACCTTCATCTGAATCTGAATCTACAGGTTTGGTTTCCATACCAGTCCAAGCAAGCCACATATCTTTATCCTCTACAGGTATAACTCTAACATGGAATTTAGTATCGAACTTATTACCTTGTAATATATATTCATGATAACCATCCCTCTGCACTCCTAGTTCTACTTTACCAGAATCAATTAGTTTACCTTCTCTAAATCTAGTTTCTATTTGGGCAGGGTATTTACCAGATTTACCAAACAAAGAGAATATGTCTTCATCGGTTTCTATGCCTATTTCCCAACCAATAGTCTCTTTACCCAAATTAAATAATATAGATAAG